CACCGAATGAGAGTGGATTCTATGAAGTTTTTGCACAAGTTGTCGATGAAGATGAATTACACGAAATCTTATCCGATGATGGAGAGGATAACGAAGATTAATGTTTTTTGATGATTTGAATTCTGATAATATTATGATATATGCAATGAAGGCCTATGATAGGCCTGATTGCATTTTATCCGAGTTTAAAGAGGATCTAAAACGTTTTAATTATCTCAAACGACTGTTTTATAGATATAGAAAGACTGGTGAGGTGAAAGAACGATTAGTTATCAATCATATTATAGTTCTTTACAATGTATTCGGTGTAGAAGTTTGCACCAGAATGATTTTCTATAAGATGAGTGAGGAAGACTATTCTATTATTAAGACATATCTTTTATTTCTGAATTATCTACCTCTAGTCGTAAGGGGTATTAATGGTAAAGACATTATTACAAACGATATACCAGTAGATTTAACTATAGCTGAAGCACTAAGGACGATAAAATGAAACTGAAAGAAGATGGAATTTCATCCGCACCAACAAATAATGTTGGTGGTGGAGCTGTCGCCGGTTTAGGAGTCGGTCCTGATGGAGAACCTGGAATCAGAAAGTTTGCTGGTTCAAGAGTGTTCAAAGTGCCAACAAAGTCTTTTGTAATGGCTAAAATGTTAAAAAGAAAGTATGCTAGATTTGAACATTATTTGGGTGATGCTGAGGTATCAAAACAGATCGCTGAGTATGCTAATAAGAATCATAAAGAAGGTATCGTTTTGGAAGATGAACAAACCGGTGCAATGATTTATCTGAGATACGGTAAAAAATAAGATGCAAGATGACAAACTTAATGATGTTAAATTGAAAGTCGGACTCCTAGAAAAAGACATCCAAGTGGCCACGAATTTAATAGAAAGAGTTTCTGAATCTATAGAGAAGATTCAGGAGATGAGTTTACACCTTGTAAAGATGATTACTCTACATGAACATCGACACACTCAACATGAAAAGATTGATAACGAATTGAAAGAAGATATCAAAGAATTGCATTCTAGAATTACAACTCAGACCCGTGAAATGCATGAACGCATCGATCAGGTTGAACATCATATCACCTCACGCATTGATGCCTTACGTAACGAACTGATTCAACACAAGAAACAGGAATTAGCTGAGGATAAACATCCCAAAAAGGATGTTACACTTGTCGGTAAAGTAGAATCGCTCGAAAAGTGGCGATGGATGGTTGCCGGTGCAATTGCCTTAGGGGCATGGTTAATCGGTGAATTGGATTTAATCAGCAAACTTTTCAAATAAGTTTGACAAACACTCTTTAGTGTGTTATCATCATGGATGATAATTTCTTTATTGTTATATTATGTCTCTACACATTGATCTAAAATACACCCAGCTCTTAACTCCACGATTCGAAAAATACACACGTAAAAACGATTACCTGTTTAACGTGCGTTGCCCGTTGTGTGGAGATTCCAAAAAGAATAAATCTAAAATGAGAGGTTACATTTACCGTAAAAGTAATGACCTCTTCTATCGTTGCCATAATTGTGGTGCAGGCTGTTCTCTCGGCAATCTAATCAAACAATTGGATGGAAACCTATTTAAAGAATATCTGATGGAGAGATATAAAAGTGGAGAGTTAGGTAAATCATTCGAGACGAACAACACACTACAAATCACCGCACCTAAGTTTGATAAGATTGAAACAAAAGCCTTTGATAATGCAGAACGTTGTGATATGTTACCAGAACAACATTTCTGTATACAATACTTAAAGACTAGAAGAGTTCCTGAGAGTGTTTACTCAAGACTCTACTATACCGATAACTATAAAAAATTATGTGATGAAGTATACCCACAACATGATAAAAAAATCACAGAAGATAAAAGACTTGTAATTCCATTTTATAACGAGTATAATGATCTTATTGCAATTTCAGGTCGAGCATTGGAAACTGCTGATAACAAGTTGAGATATGTTACGATAAGAACAAACTCTGATGAAAATAAATTAATCTATGGACTCGATAGAATAAATTCATCAGGTAAAGTTGTTCTGGTTGAAGGTCCGATAGATTCCCTTTTTCTAAATAACTGTCTAGCTTCTGCTGATGCAAACTTATCTCTGACCCGTGAGCAATTAGATATTCAAGATGTGACATTAGTGTTTGATAATGAACCTAGAAACAAAGAGATTCTTTCATTAATGGACAGAGCAATGAAAAATGGTAATAAGATTGTCATTTGGCCAAATACGATGATTGGAAAAGATATCAATGAGTTTGTCATGAATGGCATTTCATCCGATGAAATTGAAAGTATCATAAGTAGTAACACCTTCACAGGTATTCAAGCACAACTAAAATTTAATATGTGGAAAAGATTATGAAAGTAAACTTAGTGAGTTATAGTAAACCTACTGTTGAGTTTCAACAGGAAGGAATTGAGAATATACAGGATCTTATTGCTTTTTGTGCAAGAGTATCTAATCCAAGCAATCAATTTAATACCGAATCGTCACAGAAGTTAATCAACTATCTTGTAAAGAATGCCCACTGGTCACCTCTTGAGATGGTTAGTGTTTGCCTTGAGATTGAAACAACAAGAGATATCGCTAGGCAAATCTTGCGACATCGTTCGTTCTCTTTTCAAGAATTCTCACAGCGTTATGCTGATCCAACTAAAGACCTCTCATTCGTTTTGCGTGAAGCAAGACTACAGGATCAAAAGAATCGGCAAAACTCTGTAGAATTAGAGGACACTCTGTTTGCTGAGAATTTGAAAGAACAATGGAAGTGGAAACAAGAAGCAGTTATCGCAGCAGCTAATGATGCATATAAGTGGGCAGTTAATAACGGTATTGCTAAAGAGCAAGCACGTGCAGTATTACCAGAAGGCCTAACCGTTTCAAGAATGTATATGAGTGGTACACTAAGATCATTCATACATTTCATTCAAGTTAGAAGCGGTAACGGTACACAGAAAGAACATATGGAAATTGCCAAGAAATGTGCTGAAGTAATCAGTGCAATTTTCCCAATGGCAAGTGAGTTTGTAGAAAAATAAAAAACAGGAGCAGTTAATGGAAGATATCGTACATGGTATTAAGGTGGACTATTCACGTGACGGATTGTTTGACGAATTGGGCATCAAACGATTGCGTGAATCGTACATGAAAGAAGAAGAAAAGTCACCACAGGAGAGGTTCGCATATGTCTCGAAAGCGTTCGGGTCAAACGAGAGTCATTCGCAAAGATTATATGACTATAGCAGTAAGCATTGGCTCAGTTATTCTACTCCCATTCTTTCTTTTGGGCGTTCTAAGCGTGGCCTTCCTATATCATGTTTCCTCCCTTATCTGCACGATAGCGCAGAAGGTTTGGTCGATTGTTTATCGGAAGTAAATTGGTTGTCGATGTTAGGTGGTGGTATCGGTATTGGTTTGGGTATTCGTAGTGCTGATGATAAGTCTACAGGTATCATGCCTCACCTTAGAACCTATGATGCCAGTACTCTAGCCTATAAACAAGGAAGTACTCGCAGAGGTTCTATCGCTGCATATTTGGATATCAGTCATCCTGATGTTTTGATCTTTTTAGATATGCGTAAAGCAACTGGTGATCAGAACATGAGAACCCTCAATCTGCACCACGGTATAAATATCACCGACGATTTTATGCAATTGGTTGAAGCCTCGATGTTGGATAAAGATGCCGATGATACATGGTATCTTCGTGATCCACATAATAATGAAGTAAGAGATCAAGTGTCGGCAAGAGAACTCTGGCAGAAAATTCTTGAGATGCGTATGTTGACCGGTGAACCATATCTTCATTTCATCGACACAAGTAATAAAGCAATGCCTGAATTCCAGAAGGCAAAAGGTCTGTCGATTAAACAATCAAATCTCTGTTCCGAGATTATTTTACCTACCGATAAAGACCGCACAGCTGTATGTTGCCTGTCTTCTGTCAACCTTGAACACTATGATGACTGGAAAAATGACAAACTCTTCCTGAAAGATGTTGCAGAGATGCTGGATAATGTGTTACAATACTTCATCGACAATGCTCCTGATACGGTAAGTCGTGCAAAGTTTTCAGCAATACAAGAACGTAGTATTGGTATTGGTGCCCTAGGATTTCATGCATATTTACAGAAACATGGTATTGCGTTTGAAGGTGTGATGGCAAAAGTGGCCAATAATAAAATCTTTAAATCAATCAGAGAGGCATTAAACGATGCTAATATTCAACTTGGAAAAGAACGGGGTGAGGCTCCTGACGCTATGGGCACTGGTCTTCGTTTTAGTCATGTTATGGCCATTGCTCCTAATGCTAGTTCTTCCATTATCATGGGTAATACTAGCCCTAGTATTGAACCTTATCGGGCTAATGCTTACCGTCAGGATACTCTGTCAGGTTCTCACTTAAATAAGAATAAACACCTCGCTAGTCTGTTACAGAGTAAAGGATTGACTGATGAACAACTACAAGACACATGGTCAAGTATAAGTGCTAATGATGGTTCTGTTCAGCATCTAGATATTTTAGATCAGAACGAGAAAGATATATACAAAACTGGTATGGAGATTGATCAGAGATGGGTAATCGAACATGCAGCTGACCGTCAAGCATGGATTGATCAGGCACAGTCGTTGAATGTATTCTTCCGACCAGATTCACACTTGAAGTATATTCATGCTGTACATTTCATGGCATGGAAATTAAAACTAAAGACCTTGTATTATTGCCGTAGTGAAAAGTTGGCCAAGGCTGATAAGGTCTCCAGAAAACTTGAAAGAGAAATCATCAAAGAATTGGACTTGAGTGCAATCGTTGATGGTGATACTTGTTTATCTTGCGAAGGATAAACAACCTTCACAAGATAGAATGCGAAGGACATATTTTTATAAATAGTCTATAGGAGAAAAATATGGACTACCAAAAAATATATGACAATTTGTGTTCTAATGGCCAGAATCCGAGACAATTGGATGAATATGTTGAAAAACATCATATACTTCCAAAATGTCTCGGTGGTTCAAATGACAAGAGTAATTTATCACTGTTAACATATAGAGAACATTATGTAGCACACTTATTATTGTGTAAACTTTATCCTAAAAATAGTGGTATACAATACGCCTTTCTTTGTATGTTGAGAAAACAACCAACTGGTGAAAGAGTACTAACCTCTAGAATGTATGATGTTATTAAAAAGAACTTTTCGAATTTTAAAAAATTATACTGTACGATTGAAAATCCAGGAAAGACTCAGAACTCCAGAGATGCTGCAAGAAAACGTATGACAGAAAAAAATCCAATAGCAATGGATCCTTCAAAAAATAGAACTGCCCAACCGATTAGAATACATTTTGAGGACGGCCGAACGGAGGATTATAGATATGCCAAAGAATATTGCCTGAAAAGTGGTGTTCCTTATAGTACAATAAAGCCTTTAATGAGAGCATTAAATAGTAGATGTAAGAAACATGGAATTAAGAGGATAGAGAGATTATGAAATTTATTAGTGACGAGGACTATAAAGGTCTGAGAGAGTGGACCATGAAGTATATCGATCAAAGATGTATACATCGTGTTCTTCCGGGTCAACCGAAATTGCCAGGTAAAACTCCAGGTAGTACATATACTTGGATGTTTCAACTGAGAAGAGGATTGTTTGACCACAAATTCTCCTCTGCAATCTCACAGATGTTTATCTATAAAATGGAGAAGGAGATCGGACATTTTGATTTTCAACTCGCAGGTCTTGAGACAGCATCGACACCATTATTGACATCTATACCTATTATTGGTAGAGTGTTTGGTGTCAATCTAAATGCATTCTCAATTAGAAAAGAGCAGAAGACATACGGTTTAATGAATTGGATTGAAGGTGTTCCAAATATGAAACCTGTTATGTTGATCGATGATCTCTGTAACTCTTCTGCTTCACTTAGAAAGGCCTATGATATAGTGAATAGTTCTCATGTCAATGAAGAACCATTGAAGGTGTTTGACAACGCTTTTACTATCGTTAACAAATCGAACCAACAAGTACACTCTGAACAGAGGCAGAATTCAGACCTGTATTTACCAAAAGAAATTAAAGTGATCAGTCTTTTTAACCTAGACGATTTCAACTTAAGTAATCCATCCCATTGAGAAAATAGAAATGACTAATAAGACATCAAACCTTACCGACACAAGAGACGCATTTAAACCATTCAATTATCCTTGGGCATATGACGCATGGCTTAAACATGAACAGAGTCATTGGCTTCACACCGAAGTTCCTATGTTGGAAGATGTTAAAGATTGGAAGAAGAGACTATCCGCAGAAGAGAAACAATTTCTCACACATATTTTTAGATTCTTCACACAAGGTGATATTGATGTTGCAGGTGGTTATGTTCGTAACTATTTGCCATATTTTCCACAACCAGAAGTTCGGATGATGTTGATGGGTTTTGCTGCACGTGAAGCTTTACATATTGCTGCATACTCACACTTGATTGAAACTCTTGGTCTACCCGAAACCATGTATAATGAATTTCTGGAATATCAAGAGATGAAAGACAAACATGATTATGTTTTAGATATTTCATCAAAGAATGGTTCTAAAGAAAACACCGCACGACACATTGCTGTGTTCTCCGCATTCACTGAAGGTATGCAATTGTTTAGTTCCTTTATCATGTTGTTGAATTTCCCACGACATGGTAAGATGAAAGGTATGGGTCAGATTGTTACTTGGTCAATTGTTGATGAGACAATGCACGCCGAGTCTATGATGAAATTGTTCAAGACATATATCAAAGAAAACAATGAAATCTGGAATGATGAGTTGAAGTCTTCTATCTACACTATTGCGGAGAAGATGGTTGAACTAGAAGATAAGTTTATCGATCTAGCATTCAGTATCAATAAGATGGAAGGCCTGACTGCCGCAGAGGTCAAGATGTACATTCGATACATTGCTGATCGCCGTTTGATTGGTCTAGGCATGAAGGGTATATTCCATGTTCGTAGAAATCCTCTACCATGGGTTGAGGAGATGATTAACAGTCCAGTACACACCAACTTCTTCGAGAATCGTGCCACAGATTATGCCAAGGGTGCGTTGTCGGGAACTTGGGGTGATGTTTGGGGGAAAGCATAATGTATGGAGATAATGATCCAGTAATTGCGGAGAGAAGAAAGATTTGCAAATCATGTGAACATCAGAAGATGATTTTTAATATAAGAACATGTGGCATTTGTCATTGTATGATTCGTGCAAAAACCGCATTAAAATCTCAAGAATGTCCAATCAAGAAGTGGGAGAAAGTAGAATAGAGTGGTGATATATAGTACCAGGAGGTGCTGAATATGGCTACTATTAAACATACATGTGAAAATTGTGATAACACTTTCGCTATAAAGTATGATGAAGAAGTTTGTGAATCTGATCCAATATTCTGTCCATTTTGTGCAGAAATGTTGTTTCTTGATGATGAAAGTAAAAACGAAGATGATGACCTGTGAATGGACATATAAAGGTCAAGCATTTACTGAAGAAGATGTTGATGGCAATTTCGGTTTTGTGTACGAAATTGTCAATACATCAAATCAAAGACGATATATTGGTAAAAAGTTCTTCACCAAATCCGGCAGAAAACAAATCAAAGGTAAAACAAAAAAGGTTCGCCTATCATCAGGATGGGAGAACTATTGGAGTTCGTCTGAAGAATTGAAGGCCGATGTAAAAACCTTTGGTGAAGAGAATTTTACACGTACTATCTTATATCTCTGCAAGACTAGATCGGAATGTTCTTATCGGGAAACGAGAGAGATATTCTTAAGAGATGCACTATTAACAGAAACATACTATAACCGATGGGTGAGCGCCAAGATACACAAAGCTCACGTAATTAATAAACTGTAAAGGAAACACATGGCTCGCAAGCAAACAGTTGACATTGACGGTGAACATAAAGTGGCCACACCTAAACCTGGCACACACCTCAAAATTAGAATTGATGATTTAAAGACCTTTGACCCTCTAACAGAGAATCAGAAAACTTTCTTCGAGGCCTATAAACGTCAAGATTACTTTATCGCTCTACATGGTGTTGCTGGAACTGGTAAGACTTTCATCGCACTGTATAAAGCTTTAGAGGAAGTTCTTGATAAATCAAATCCATTCAATAAGATCATCATAGTCAGATCGGCTGTTCAATCAAGAGAGATGGGACATTTACCAGGTGATGTTGGTGAGAAAATGGAAATCTACCAACAACCATACAGGCAAATCTGTCACACACTCTTTGGTCGTAATGATGCATATCAAAGACTTGAAGAGCAAGGTTACATTGAATTCATTAGTACATCATTCATACGAGGAATGTCGTTTGATGATGCCATCATTATTGTAGATGAAATGCAGAACATGAATTTTGAAGAAATAGATACAGTAATGACACGTGTTGGTTATAGATCAAAAATAATTTGGTGTGGTGATTATCGTCAGACCGATCTCAGAAAATCTAATGACAAATCTGGTCTATTGAAATTCTTTGATATTGCACACCATATGGGTGCATTTACTCGCATCGAATTCGTTGTTAATGATATTGTCAGATCATCGCTGGTGAAAGATTATATTTTAGCTAAACTGAAGGTAGAGGACTCCGTTCCTGATTAATTGTGCTCTTGCAACATAAATACATGAGTGCAAGAGCACATAACAATTAGGAGATACCATGTTTAATTACTTCAATCCAGAATCTACAATCACACAAATGAACAACAAGACGAAAGAATATACAGAGTCGTTGTTCGACACATTAGAAGCCTTTCAGGTTTCAAATATCAAATCTTTTGATAAACTCACAAATAACCTTTTTACCTCTTACTCGGATAACGCAATTCAATCCATTAAAAAAATAAATAAGAGTGTAAAGGAAGTTGTTATTCCAGGAAAATAAATCTTGTCGTAAGAAGATGAACAATCAAAAGAAACCATCAAAATTGCAGTTTAATGAAATGAGAAACAAGACGAAACACTTTTTGCCTGTCCAGAAGAACGGATGGGCAATAAAGTTTTCCATTTTTGATGGTCACCACATATTGTTGATGATGGTTTCCATTCATACTTCACAAGCAATAATTAGATATTTCCTCAATGAAGATGATGCGGTAGACTTTATAAACAGGATAACAAGCGAAAATTCTCACTTTGAAATAGAATTGTGATCAAAAATGTGATATAATATTGATTCTTAACTCTCTTGGAGATTATTATGAGTAATGAAGTGTTCAAGTTTTTACATTCCCGCAGAATGCTCAACACTAAGAACGCAATCGTGAGGCAACAGAAGATAGCTAATGTTCATGGTATTAAAGTAAATGAAGAAAGTTCACACTATTTTCATAAGAAACATGCCGTAACTTGTGGTAATAGTAATTGTGTCATGTGTTCTAATCCAAGAAAAATATGGGGTGAGAAAACGGTACAAGAGAAGTCTATTGAACAGAGAGCTTTGTATCGTGAAGAAGAATATGACGAGTATTAATGGCTAATCCAGTATACAGAAAAAAGAATTGTCCTCAATGTGGTCTTGAACACCGAAAGAAAGGTCCGTTTTGTTGTCAAGGTTGTCATAATACCTTTAGAGGTCAAACTGAAGCGACAAGACTTAAACAATCAATCAGTGCAAAGACAAGTATAGATGCTCGTGCAGCAACTCAACTACTAAAGACTAATAGCTTGTTGCATAAGTTAGGTGAAGAGGCTCTGACCACGGATGACTATTACTTGGAAATTCCTGATATTGATAGTCTGGATGATGAAGAGAAGATTAATTGGTAGATAAATACATATACTAACAAAAGAGGTAGAAATGGCAACCGTACTAAAAAACCAAATTCTAGAAGATGCTGGAACGATCACTGGTTCCGAAACATCAGGTGGCAGTCTGACACTCAGATCGACAACCAATGCAACTAAAGGTCGTGTAATTGTTGATGAGACCACCGAGTCCAGTTCAACCACAAGTGGTGCATTCACCGTTGCTGGTGGTGTAGGTATCGCAAAGAGATTGACAACTGGTGGAAATATTGTGGGACCTGGTCCCGCTACCGCTTCAATCGATGGATATTTGATAGATGGTGGAGTTTATAGTTAATAATGGAGATTTGATATGAATGGATTATGGCAAATGTGGGAGTCTTGCGTCCCACCGGATATTTGTGATCAGATTGTGCAAGAAGGTAAATCAAGACCGAAAATGTCTGGAACAATAACTAGTAATAGTATAGTTGATACTAATATTAGAAGTTCTAACATCTGTTGGATCAGCTTTGGTGATGAGGTGTTTGAAGATATCTGGAAGTTTGTGGAAAGAAAATTTCATGAAGCCAATGTGAATGCATTTGGTGTTGATATAAACTATATTCAGTCATTACAGTTTACAAACTATGATGCATCAATAGAGGGTCATTATGGTTGGCATGAGGATATTTTCTGGGAAAAGAATTCACCATCAGCTAGGAAATTGTCAATGGTGATTCAATTGACTGATCCGAATAATTATACAGGTGGTAATTTAGAATTACAAGTGCCACAACCACCAGATTTAAATACCCTAAGGAAAAAAGGTACATTGATTGTTTTTCCTTCGTTCGTTAAGCACAGAGTTACAAAGGTTGAATCAGGTGAAAGGAATTCTCTTGTCGCTTGGATTGAAGGTCCTAACTGGAGATAAATAGTCAATCATGGCAGTCAAAATAAAGATACCGTATAATACAACATCTGGTGTTGTACCTAATCCCAGTAATTTGCGTACTGGTGAGCTCGCTGTCAACATTTTTGATGGAAGACTGCGTGTAAAACATATTAGTGATATTAAATCTATTGTTGGTCCAGTCGGTCTGCAAGGACCAACTGGAGCTCCAGGTGCTCAAGGACCACAAGGTCCACAAGGCGCTCGAGGACCCCAAGGTGTTATCGGTGATCCGGGTGGACCTGGAGCTCCAGGACCACAAGGCCCACCAGGTGCTCAAGGTTTACAAGGACCTCAAAGCGGTGTACAAGGACCAACTGGAGCTCCAGGTGCTCAGGGACCACAAGGCGCACAAGGCGCACAAGGACCTCAAGGTGTTATCGGTGATCCTGGAGTTGCTTTTCCTATCGGTCCAACAGGAGCTGTTGGACCTGTTGGAGATCCAGGACCGAGTCCTCCAGGTCCTCCAGGTCCTCCAGGTCCACCTGGTCCTGTTAACTTTTAATGATTACTAGGAAAAAAAATGGCAGTAAAAATTAGAATACCATATAATACAACATCAGGATTAGTTCCCAATTCTGCAAATTTTCAGATTGGTGAAATTGCAGTTAATACAGCCGATGCGACAATGTGGGTTCGTTCGAATGATGGTAGTATGAAATCTATTAATTTTACTGGACCTCAAGGTCCTACAGGAAATCTTGGTTCCACAGGATCACCTGGCGCTAAAGGATTACAAGGTCTACAAGGATTTCAAGGAGTTCAAGGACCACAAGGACCACAGGGTCCCAGTCCTGTTGGAAATCCAGGCGGGCCCGGAAATACTGGAAATCCCGGCCCTCAAGGAGCTCAGGGTGCTCAAGGACCAATTGGGGCTCAGGGAGCAGCTGGACCTGCCGGTCCTAGAGGACCTCAAGGGCCGACAGGTCCTTTAGGACCAGGTGGATTTACAGGTCCAACAGGACCTGTTGGACCAACAGGTGCTCAAGGTGCTCAAGGACCTGTTGGACCACAGGGACCGGATGGTGTTTGTCCTCCCGGTTATTATGCTGAATACTATCCTAACGACGGACCACAGGGAGGATAATTTTAACTATGAAACATGAACAAATATTGATAAACAATGTAAGATTTAAAATTATCAGAACAATATGTCGATAGAGAAGAAATAAAAAATGGCAATCAAAATAGTTTTCCCATACAACACAAATGCGGCAATAACGCCGACTGCGGCCAATTTCGTAACAGGTGAAATTGCTGTCAACACAGCAAGTGGAAATATTTGGGTCAAGCATACCGATAACACAATGAAGTTGATGAATAATGCATCGACAATAGGACCACAGGGACCGCAAGGACCGCAAGGACCGCAAGGACCTACAGGAATACCCGGTGATGCCGGCATACAAGGAATCAAAGGACTGCAAGGCGCTCAAGGATTACAAGGAGCCCAAGGACCACAAGGCCCTCAAGGTCCACAAGGACCGGTTGGGCCTCCAGGCGCTCAAGGTGCTCAAGGACCGCAAGGCGCTCAAGGATTACCTGGACCTTCACCACAAGGACCAAAAGGATTTCAGGGAGCTCCCGGTGTTGGTCCTCCAGGACCTCCAGGACCTAAAGGTCCTCAAGGTCCTGCGGGCCCAGCTGGACCACCGGGACCACAGGGTCCTCAAGGTCGTACAGGACCCTTACTTCCAGATATCTTTCAGGGGGAAGTAGAAGGTTTTTGTGAGGAATTTACTCCATCAGGTGGTGAGTGACGGTTGATAATAATTTTTTCAAATAAGGTATAGAGATGGCATTTTTAAAAAAATCACAGAATAGAATTCGAATGGCTGATGGATCATTGCAACTTATTGATGATATTGTTTCAGGAGATTGGTTGCAAGACCGAGATGCATTCCCTACACATGTTAGAGTGATCAGTAATCTATTGACCGAAAGACTTGAAATGATAAAAATCAATGATGAGATTTCAGTTTCATCAGACCAAGTTTTTCTTGGTGCAGATGGTTTCTTTTATGTCTTCGGTGGCACTAGTAATAGATTCTATCAATATAATAATGGCGGCATGAAACCTACATTATTTTATAACAACACGATTTCGGTCAGACCTTTTGTATTAGTACCTGATGATATGGTTAAACCTTTAGAGATCGGAACAGTACTGGCTGGTGAAGCAGGTAATATTACTGTTACAAGTATAGAACCTATTGTTCTAGAAGATATTGTATTCACTAAATCATTTTTTGACCTTTATAAAAAGGACAAATCAGAAGTTGATATTACAACATTGAATTATATGGATTACGTAACTGACAGAAATGTTGCGATTCAACTTTCAGTACATCGAACAGGTATATTTTGCGTGAATGGTTATAAATGCCTTGGGTTGCCTAATAATGATTGGGATTATGTTAATGATGTGCTTGAGGAAGAAAATTCATATGAAATAGATCGTGACTCTACAGGCAAACTATTCAAGGTTCGAGACTAAGATAATGACTACAGATGAACTGGTTAATTTGGTTGCCGAGTTAGCACAAGAGGTTGATAAAGAAGATCCAGTAGATTTCGGTATGTTGCAACTTGATGAGGGTTCAGTCTGGCACCTAATGTCCGTCAATGTCGTAGACAAGTATATTGATATGAGTGGTGACCAAGTAGTCATGCTGGCCACTATCACCAAACTATTGGTTGATAACTTCATACTAAACTATAAATTAATAGGTAATAATAAAAAATAGGTCTTGACAAACAAACCAATGCATGTTATTATTACATCATTGGAGAATATTATGTTATCTTTTGATATGTCAGGCAACTTAGGCATAGGCACACCTAACTTTAAAAAATACTTAATCAGAATGACACCTGATAGTAAGTATTCCGTTGAACCTGCATTCGTGGAACGCATGAGGATCACTGCCTCCGGTACGATTATGTTTGGTGCTGAACCTTCACGATATATATTTGATACCGAAGATATGGCCTCACTATTCAAGAAATATCTTTATAAGATTGAGAACAACCATGAATGATTACCATTACACCGAGATTAGACTGTCCCGTGAATTAACGGCAGCCATTGCTCAATTAAACGAGCAATACAAAAACATTATACCAAATAGTATCTGGCAACCATACCTGAAACTACTTGAACATTATGAACGTGAGAAGGCAAATGATATATCGTGAAAGAACGGTGTGAATGGCTAGTGATTGCAATGTACGGAAGAGAAGGTGCCAAGGTGTGGTGGGAGACACCTAATATCGCATTTAACATGAAACCACCTAAAGATATAGATGTAAGAATACTATATGATTTTTTAATGGAAAAGTGATGTTTCAAACTAAAGAATATGAAGGACTCTATAATCACTATTGTAATAAGATAGATCAGAGACCTGTTGATTATAAACTCACCATATCTAATTATGAACACTTTAGACTGAATATATCCGAACCATCAGGTTGGGTATGCCAATGGTGTGATATACAGTATATACCGACCAAGAACAAAGTCCCATCATGGTTTGCCCGTAGAATGACAGAATACTTCTTTGGATGTAAATGGAAAAGAAAATGAATGAGATACTGAACATATTAACAGAAGAATGTGCCGAAGTCATACAGGCCATTAGTAAAACACAGAGATTTGGTATGGATAATACCAATCCCTTTAGTACAGAGACTAATAGAGAACACCTAGAACAAGAGATCGGAGACTTATTGACTATGATCGACCTGTTATTCGTTAAGGGTATTATTAATGAAGAGAACGTATTAAAGGCTCAACAAAGAAAGATCGAGAAACTCAAGTTATGGTCTAAAGTATACGAGCAATAATTCATTATTACCTAGTTTTTTGCAGTAAAGTTGTATAAGTATTAGTACAGTATTAGCAATCGTGTGAATACTCAATTACAGTCAAAATTACTCGACCCATAACATACGTTACAGTCCTGAATATTTGGCCCATAAGGAAAATAAATCATGAGAAAAGTATACCTCAAAAAGCAAGTTTTAATCGAAGCCGAAACAGTCACAATCTGGAGTTTATATCTAGATGTAAAAGAGAAAAGACTGGTTTCAATGAATGAATGGCTGCAACGACTCGAACAAAAGAAAAAGTGGCAGAAAACAAAAGGAAAGAAGGCAGTAAGTTATATTCAATCCTTTTTCTCCGGAAATAACGTCCTCATACCATTCTATTGCGTCAACATCGATGTATTGAAGGATCACTTAATAGACAGTCTTGACGAATCTAATACTCTAGATTCTAACATTAAACTTGTATATAAGGACATGCTAGACACAATCGATGACTTGAAACGCAATGGTACACAAGCTGTTCTATTAGATGGACAGAATCGTTTAAATCAAGCAATCGTACCGTTCTTTGAAGGTACAATGTTATCTAATGACTATGGAAAGCCATTTGTTTTCGATATCGAAGGAGAAGATGTTACACTTAATAACTTTAAATTTACAGAACTTGATGAAGATATTAAAGAATGTTTCCGTTCACAACCAGTAATCCT